CTCGTTTGATACCTTTAATAACACCTTTAGTATTAGTATTAGGCTTAACAAGAGTTGGTATCTCAGCCACGTCGTCTACAATCATGTTTACGCCACGGTTTACAATTTCTAGCTCTTCATAGGCACGCTCATAACTAAGGGTATGCTCTCGTGAGCTTTCTTTAGTAGCGACGTCATGAAATTGAGCCGGATTCAGCTTTTCGGTTCTTCCTAAGATATTGTTATACCAAGCCATGTTTTTCTCTTTGAATCTCTACCCAACGCATTTGTTTCTTCGCAGTCCCTAGCGCAGGATCTTTACCATAAATTGAATGCAACTTTAAATGATGTGTATGACACAGAGTCACAGTATCATCGTAAAGCTCGGCAGAGTGTTCTTCTATAAAGTCATCCCGAAGCGATTGAATATACTCAGGGTTGTGTTTATTCTTTGCAAGCCACTGGTTGAGCAGGGGCGTTAAACTATAGTAGTGGTGAAAGTCAAGCTGTTCAGTCTCACTACAAATCTCGCACGAGGAACCTTTCTTATACCTAGACTTTGCCTTATCTCGTACATACTTTACAACATCACGTTTTAGCTTAGGCATTTGCTTTCGGGTTCCTGATTTTTCATTAGAAGAATTATATCGGCTTTAGGGTGTCTTGTCAATAACTATTTTTGCACAGGTATCATCAGAAGGTTATATTCGAGGTTATGAACGAATATAATGCGTACCGAATTGCATCTGCCATGTGCGAAGCCATGTTATGTCTCGGCTTTTCCCTTGCTAAGTTTGGGTTTGGATCCCATTGATAGGAGTCTACACAGATGAGTGATTCTTTAGCTTCTTGATCAACAACAAGTTTATCGTTGTCAATGATACTGGCGACATGACCAATTCCATCGAGGACAGACTTCTTCGCGTTAATAGTTGAGATTCCATAGTTCTGCGCGAAATCGAACCTTGTTTGTTGAGCAGCTGAATCAATATAAATATAATCAATATCCCAACGATCAATAAGTTTCTGGATCTCGCCTGCATGTTGTTCAGTGGTCCTCTCTGCGTTTAGATACTCGTCTACTAAGTAGAACGTTTCAGTGTCCCAGTCATAGGCTACTACACAGAAAGCGGTGGGGTCTTTGTACCCAACGTCCATTCCTGCGAATACATCCATTTTGCTGGTGTCGAATTGTGATAAATCTTGTACTTGTGTTTCAAAGTTGAACTTCCATATCTGCCCTTCATAAGTATTAAAGTCAGCTTCATACTCTTGCTTAAACTCGGCTTCGGACATCGACTTACGCGCTTCTGTAATGTCACTCTCTGACATTCGAGGATTATCCTTATAAGTAGCTCGTATTGATGCCCACTCTGGAAACTCATCTGAGAACCCGCGATAGAAGAACTCAGAGAACCAGTTGTTGCGACCCCGTGGGGTAGATATGAATAATGCTTTTGAATTTTCCTTATCTAGTGTGGGACGGAGTGCTACGTTGAAAGCATCCTTTCCATCTGCTAGTGCGGCTTCGTCAAAGATAATTAGATCATAGCTTCGTCCTACTGTAGAGTCTACCTGATTAACAGAACCCATACGGATCGTAGATCCATTAGAGATTTCAATGACTTTATCTTTTGCGTTATCTTTCGTTACTTCTAAGTCAAAATGCTTAATCAAATTTCTTTGAAGATCAAAAGAAATCTGAGACAAGGCATAGTTGGGTGACATGATAAGAATATTGGAGCCGGGTACTAGAGACACAAGCTGTCCAATAATGTTCGCTATGTACGTCTTGCCCTGTCGCCGGGAGACAGCTGCACAGACAAAACGGTACTTAGGGTTGTTTATCGCATTGATAATTGCTATCTGCGATGGTAAAGCGGTAACTCCCAGCAATTCCAAATAGGGATCGACTGGGAGTTTGAGAAACCTTGTCTCAGATTGTAAATCGTATATTTTGTCGGAAAGAATATCTCTCCTGCTTATTTCTACTGCCATTTTTATTTACACTCTATTGTAGTTCGCACTCACATGGGTCACATTCACAATCTTCACACTCACAACAAGGCTCTAAAAAATAGCCGTTATCGTCAAGTTCAACACCACTTAAGTCAGGTGCATCTAGAGCTAGTGCTGCTTTTGCGGCTGCTTCAGTTGGGAACTTACGTAAGTTTCCGTCTTTGCCTCTCCAGCACCATCTTCCACGTTTTTCGTATATCATGATTCTTTCCTTACTAGAGTCCAGATTCCATATCCTAGACCTACCCAAGCCATCATTTTTGCGAGTCCACCGAACAGGATTACTGAACCACAGATGCCTATTAACATAGCGCCATCCCAAGATGTGCGCTCTTTCATTGCCATTTTAATCCATTTCATGTTGAGTCCCTCTCTTTTTATGACCGTTCCAAGCTACGAAACCTGCGAGACGCAGTGTCCAGTATGCGAGGTAGTTTAACACTTTGAATCCGTTTACTTCAATACAAATGTCACGAAACAATCCATCCATATACTTTTGGTCTTTGTATCCAATATTAGTTCCGTCTTTCGTCATAAGAGTAGCATACTTATATCCGTAGTCATGCACTAAGCCGCCCATAAGTAGTACTCCAACAGGAGATAAGAAAGTTGCTAGAAACTTCGGTACAGAGGCTCCGTCAAATTCGAAACCTGCAGGAACTTTGTACTCTACACCATTTAAGCTATAATGAAAAGCTTCGCATATAACCCACTTACGACTTCCCATTAACCACATAAGTATACCTTTGAAAAAACCTTTGTCTTTTGTTGCAATAGGCACAGGCTGCATCTTAGGCATATCAGGGTACTTAAACTGTACTAAATCTTCTTCTTCTTTATCACACTTATTTACTACAAATCCGACTAGTACTAATACTGCGAGTACTGTCCACTGCCAGAAGGTCATTGCTAAATCAAGTAACATTTCCATTATTTCTTTCCTCCTACTGCTTCTTTGGCATAAAATGCCGCTACAATTGCGGCGACCGATACGAAGTAAGTAGGTGCCATTGATCCTAAGGTTTTCTGAGCTTCATCTAATCCTGCAAGACTGGCTAGTACTACTGCGAAAGGATAGAGTAGCATTCCAGCTAAAGCGAACCATGCCATGTTACGTTGTGCATCTCGCATTGCATCTGCATCTTCTAGTTCTTTACGTTTTGCTTCAAGGTACATCGCCTCTTCTGCATCAGATACTTTACCATCTCCATTTGTGTCTGCTGGATGAAATTCTTTATCTACCATTTGACTTTATTCGCCCAATACGCTGCAGACATTTTGCCTTTAGCTATATTCTTGCCATGTCTGGCTTTAAAACTTTTACGCTTTGCTTTCATTGCGGCAGATTCGCCGGCCTTGGGCTTCCCTGCCGTTTTAGCTCCCTGCTGACCGAAACGAATTGTTTTCACTTTACCCGCAGATTTAGCTACAACGATATGGGACTTCTTTGCGTGTCCGGGCGTGCGTTTAGGTTTATTATAACCGCTAACTCCAGCTCTTTTTAATCTTGAATCTTTCTTTTTCTTTTTAACAGCCATTATGAAGGTACTCCTAAAGTAGTTAGTGTAACTACTAAGCCTGCTAGAAATAGTATTACCGTACCACCCATCATAGTCATACGACTTTCAATTCTTCGCATTGATCGGTCAAGTTCTTCTAGTCTATAGAAGCATGTCTTCCAGCGTTCTTCGCATTGAACTTCGTGAATATGAAAGTCTCCCTCAAGGTCGTGCACCTTTGGAAGCACCTCTCGAAATTGTTGCAAATCACTATTATCCCATTGATCTCTATTCGGTCCCATTTAAAAGTTTTTCCATTAGCTTGCCATAGTTTCCCTGACCGAATGGAACAGCTTCATTAATCTGTACATTCGTTTGGTTCTTTATGCTTCCACCCTGTGCCTTCTCGAGATCGGTCTGTGCCTTAATCTCGTCGATACGCATTTTATGTGCCATCTGTAGTAGGTCTGCTAAATCCTTGCTAGAATAGACACCAGACTCGCGTGCTTCTTCTAACTTAGAGGCTATCATGTCGTCTAGCAGAGATCCTATGTTATTCTTATTCCGGTATCCCATATCTAAGTATATAGTGTCTATATACTGCTTTACTTCTCGTTTATTAAGCACTTCTACTACTTCGGGTTCTGACACCTGAAGATGTTGGCAGACGCCCTTAATGTTGCCAAACATCAAATAGCTATTCGCAACTTCGAGACCTTCTGGACTGATTGTAGTTAATTCTTTTGTCATGGTTTAGATTATACTCAAATAGAGGTAAATTGTCAAGAACTTTTTTTATATGGTCTAGTCTGCCAAAGGGTTGTCTAAGGCTCTTTGGAGTTTCTTGGTTATACGGTCTTCAAGCTCTTTCATGTCTCGATCCGTATCAGATTTTAAAGAGTCACGTTTGTTTTCAAACCTTTCGTTTGCTTTATCAATCATTACTCGTACTTTTTCTTCGGATTCACGAACTTGGTCTTCTACGCGGTCTGCTTGCTTTTCAATAGAAATAATATCATCCCGTAGTCCTGATTTGATATCTCGAGTATACTCAATAGCTTCATCAAGTTTTACAGCTATCAAGTCGTTGCGTGCTTCAATAGCATCTGTGTCAATATTAGCTATAACTTCTTTCATATCCATATAATCATCATAGAACTGAAAGCCTGCCCAAGCGCCTCCGCCTAGAGTAGACAATGCGGTAAGCATGATCATCATCCTACCACCTTTAAATGTCATCCCTCCAAACTCAAATTCTGCCATTATTCCACCACCTTAATTTCATCTACGAAACTTAAATTCCTGAGATTCTGAATCTCTTGTTTTAGTTTTTGAACTTCCATCCTTTTAACTTGAAGTTCCAACTCATACAGCGTGTTACAGTTAATACGTTCTTTCGGTCCACCGATGGGAATATTTATCTTAGCGTATACTCCCACGTCTGAGACTTGATTTTGAGGAGACATTGTAAAATCGGTAGGATTATTATTGTATAAGCTATTATAAGGACTAGTAGTATCATTATTAAGAAACCCAACTACTCCGAACTCAAAATTAGTTGCAGCTCCGATCGCATTCTGGCATTCAAAATTTCCGGCTCTTATCCTATCCTGAGCATAAGTTTGAGGAGAGCTTGGTAAATTCAAATTTAAAGAACTCGATTGCCCCCAAGCCGCAAAGCTTGCACATACTAGTACTAATATTAACAACTTTTTCATAATATCACTTGATTTTTGAACAAATCCTCGATGCTATAATTGATGGGTCTCGTACGCTACTTAATATCTTTGATCTCGAACAGATATAGTGCGCCTTGTTTTTATGTTTTTTGTGTAAGTAAATATCTACAAGCCTCTTGTCTAAATAACTAATTCTTAAAATAGAGGGGGATGTTACAAAAGGTACTTTGTTCCAGTCTTTATCAAATACACCAACAGAGTAATAACGTATCTCTTTCCTACTATTGAACAGCTCCATTTTGGTAGTATATACTCCCGTAACGTGAGACGGTTTAAGTTTTGGATATGTTGGAGTCCATTGGTGAGCACTTGCGTACCCACCATTGAGGACTAGAAGCAATATGATAAATGCTCGCATTACTGGGCGATACACTCCGCTGTTACAACTGCTGAGTAAGATCCCGCAGGAAATGCTTTGTTATATCCGTAAGTTGCTACAGAAGATACATCGAACCATACGCTTCCTGCAATAGTTAGAGGAAATTCGCTAGTATTATTGTATACTACTTTATTAGTATTAAATACAGACATACCTGCATCTGACATTTGGTTAGCAACAGTAGAGCCTGTCCAAGTAACGGTTTCAGAACCGAGTGAAGGACTAGAACTAAAACTAATTGGAGTTGTAACTTTTGCGTTATAGGCACTCGCTGTAATAATATCATAACGAATGATAGGCAGTACTCCGCCGTCGGTAGTGGCAGTACTTAACTTAGTTGCAGAAGGGTTACCATAAACACCATCGGTGTCTGTTGTAACAATACACTTAGAGGCTACGGTGCCTGAGATGGGGGTGGTTGCTGAAACAAGCATGGGTGCTGTTAAAAGCGCGGCTAGTATAATTAGTGGTTTTTTCATAATTTAAAGGTTCCTAGTGCCGGAAAGCACCCTTTGATAGTTATTTATCATATTGGAGGTCTAACATTTCTTCGTGCAAGCGTTGTTGAGCTAATCCTACTCTTAACGCTTTTTTATTATTGGGTATATACCCATCTTTCAACATCGGTACATCTTCGTACTGTCCCCCGCTGAGGGCAGACTTATAAGAAGCTGGTATAAAATTCATTGCAAACAAAGCCTGCTCTTGAAGAGAGGCTGAGTCTGTCATCATTTGCATATTAAGACCTCCAAGCATTCTTTCAAGGTCTACTCTTACTTTCTTTATTTTTTTCTTACGATCGTACTCTTCTTGTTCTTTTTGCTGATCGAGCTTGTACTGCTTTTCCATCTCTAAACGTAAGAACTCTTCCTGTTCCGGATCTACGTACTCTTCTGGGAGTATCTCTGCTAAAACGTAAGGTTCTTGATATCCTTCGCAAGAAGGGTCTGTCTGTGGGTCAAAGCATGTATCATAACGATAAGTATAAATTACAGAAGGATCTATTACACTTCCTATACCTTCGATCTCAATAGAACCGTTTCCCCAGTAATCTATGGGTATAGCTCCTACAGGTATTGTTTTATAGATTGTGTTACCTTCAAGCCCAGACCAATCATCTGTTTCTCGAAATATGTACCCATCTCCTAAAGCATTCTCGT